AAGGACAAAACTGATCAGGACCGGGCTGACAGATTGAGCGCCGAACTCCCCGGACTGGCCTAGCGCCTCAAGCGCCTCAACCGGGGAATCAATTCCGGGCAGATCACCCACGACCGGCTGGGGCTCCCCGGCAATCGCCCGGTAACACCACTTCGCCAGATCAGCAATCGCGTCAAACACCTCAACAGACCACGGGCGGCCACCCTTGGCAAAATCCAAAACAATCGCGAACGAATTGGTGGGGAACATCTGGTTGGCCCTTTTTTGAAACAGGCGAAACAACCTGAGCAACCGAAGCCAAGGCATCGCCTACCCCAATAAATGAACCAATCAGATCAGCCAAAAATCAATCGTAGGCTTCTGCGGAAACCCCTGAACAGCCGAGAAAGCCCACGAATCATTCTGGCCCAAAATGTCAGCCATTGTCTGCTCATCACAGTAGAACCCCTCCGGCCCGGGGTTGCCCGGCCCAACCGGCCCGCGGTGAGCGTTTGCCCCCCATGAATTATCAATGCGATAGAACAGTTTTCCATCAATCGTCGCATATCCGGCAACGCACATACAATGAGCCCATTTCCCGGATCGCTGGCTGATCCCTTGGGCATTCCGTGTCATCTCAAATCCGACCATAGAACAGATGGAAATGCCATAGCCTTGGGCAAGAGCCTTCCGGGCATCCAGCGTTGTTTTCACCTGTGTTATCGTGCGAACAGGGAACTGTTTGGCAATGAATTCAAGATCGCTGGGAACCCCGGTTGAACCGTATTGTCTGCATCGTGTTTCGTTGTATTCCCGTAGATCAATCCCGGCATGAATTCCCCGGTTGACCAACCCCCAATCACGAACCCACCGGGCAGCCCAAGCGCCAATTGATCCATCCCCCCGGATTTTCCCGCCGCCCACCTCAACACGGGAACCGCCGTAAATCACTTCCTCAGCCAAATCCAAATAAGATTCCGGCTCACCCCGGGCAATCTCGCAAAGCATCGTGTATTCCACCGCCCGGGCCGTCCCGAACGCCACACAACTCCCGACCTTGAGTTGATTTCTCGGGGGCAGCAAGCCGCCCAAAACCTTGCGGGCAGCGTCCCACAAATAAGCATTCTCGGGCAACTTGTCTTCTGCAATGTCCCCAGCCGGGGTATCACCGAAAACGGGATACCGCAAATCCTGAGCAACGCCCAAAACCTCATCAGGATCATCAACCCAACCCTGTGCGAATTCCTCCATTAGATGAGCCCCTCCAGAATTCCGGCTAATGCGTTGAAATATTCAGCCAGCGCCCGGCGCAAATCGTCCGTCAAAGCCTGTTCGGCCTTGTCCCCAAATCGCTCCCTCATGTCTGCCGCAATCGTTTTCCGAATCTCAATAATGGATCGGGGTTGCAGTTTTACGGCAGCTTGCGCCTGTAATCCGTTGTAAACATCAGCAATATTTGTATGCCTTGCCAGATCGTTGGCCCCCTGCCGGTAGATGCTGGCGAGCAATTTGGTTTGGGTTTCCCGTCCCGTCTCGTTTAATGCGCCGTAAATCGCTTGTAAAGCGCCTTCCAATTCTTTCATGGGATTTGGCTTGGGTTGTGGCCCGGGTGGATTAAAAGGTGGATTTGGGGCATTGCCAATGACGATGGTGGTGATGGCTGGTTCTGTTGGCTTGCCCCCCACCGCGGAATAGGCCAGAATCCTGTAACGCCCAGCCGGGCCGGTGACCACGGTTGCTTTTTTGTTTGACAGCAAATCAGCCGGGAAAACAGACAGCCCGGGATCAAGCGACACAAACCGAACCACCTCACCCGAGGTATCGGCAATGACCGTGATGAACTGGTTAGGCTGCCCTTGAATTTCTGCGGGCAGTTTCAAGTCTTGCGAAAAAATCGCCAGCAAAAGCGTATACATGGTGGGGAATCCTTATGTGTTAAACAACAAAACTTCTTTTCCAAAAAACTCCGCTATTTTGATTGGCCTAAATTCTTTCAACGGGCTCATCGTATGCCGCAATGCCCTATAACCGCCAACCGGGCAATCATCATCATCTGAATGCTGGTGAAAATCCTGACAAGCAATCAACACACCTTTTTTGTTTTTTGTGAACCATTCCAGCCAATTGCGGATCATGTTGTTTGACCAATGATGGAAAACATCTTTCATCAAATATAAATCACCATCAGGGATCATTTGTTTTTCATTGTAGAAATCCAACTTTGTGACAAACCCATTCAATTTCACACAATCAATTGCCTTTAGTTCTTGAGCTATTATTTGCCCGGCAATCACGCCATCCCCTGAACCTAAATCAACAACAATCTTGGCGTTTCTGTTTTTAATTTCAGAGTTTATAATGTCTAAATATGCCTTGGCGTGTTTTTGATCTGAACCAGAACCGGAGCCATTGCCCCATAATTTCTTTTGATAAATGCTGTCAAAAACAATGTTGGAAGATGATTCCTGTTTTTTACATGATTCTGAAAGCAACTGAAACACCCGGGATTCCATCGGCAACCCATACTTGGGACTGGTGTAAGATGTCTTGCCTTCCGGAATTTCATTCACAGGGAACAATTTTCCTTGGCAGCGATGGACAATAAAATCTTTATTATTTCTGTCCTGTAACACAAAAGCCACACCACGCCACGGGGAATCTCCCAAGCAATTCCATAACGATGGATCATTGATTGCGGCGGCAGCAACCCGCCAAGTATCTTGATCACCAAACATATGCTTGAAATAAAAATCTGAATGTTGGCACATCCAATGAGAAACAACGATCAGTTTCCACGCCTTTTCTCGATCAATGAGCAATTGCCCGCCTTGGATGGGTGGAACACCAGTTTTGCCGGATGGCCAAACGACATTCCAACGGACAGTTCCTTCATTGGCGTGCAAATCTTTCCAAAACTCAAACGGTGCTTGTTGTGATTGGATGAATTCTGTCGGATCAGTCACGCAATAGGCGTCAGCGTCCAAGAACAATATTCTTTTGAATTTTGAATGAGTGATCGCAAACAGCTTGGCTTCCCACCCACCCATTGCCCTATATGGAATAGATTGATTGGTTATGTCACGAACAAAAACGCCATCAATCCCATCAATGTTTTCAAGATCTACTGGTTCCTGTTCTCCACGGTGCCAAACCTCAATCGGAAGCTGGCAACCGGATTCCCGAAGCAATTTGATTCCAATCACGATACCCGGCCAGTATTTCCCGCCACCAACATAAACGATCCCGTCGCCATCCAACGAACTTGGCTTGCCCGGGTTGGCCTCAATCATTCGGGTGAATGCTTCTAAATGAAAACCGGCAGAATCATTTTTCCAAGTTAGTTCCTGACCACCGCTGAATTGATATTCTTTCGGGATTGGATCGTAAACATTCCCAACGATTGGCATTCCATTGGATGAGTAATCATCGCAATCCCGGCAAATCTTGATACCGGAAGCATCATTGCCAAATCTCCGGCATTCCCCATGAATGCCGCATTGATGTTTTATTGCCCCAGCACAACCACAAGAAGCAGTTTCTTCAAGGGCCGGCCCAAGGTACACACAAGCAAGGCTTGCCCGTTCCTTGTATCGTCGTAAAAGCAATGACCGGGCCGGAAGGTCTGATGGGTCTGGTTCCTGCCAAAGTTTCCTGTACCTTTCATCGGTCAAATACAGGAAACAAACACGGCAATCACATTGGTTGGGATCATTCGGACAAGGTTTCATGTTTATTCCGTTATTGCAAAATCAGCAATAACGCACCTGCTAAACGGGGTTCCATCCTCATAACAATTTGAATGATATCCGTAAATTGTCCCCGTGACATTCAACGGATCACAAGTGATTGATGTGATCCCGCCAGATGTGACGGTTCCTTGTCCCAAATTCAAATCCATTGAAATGGTGTAGCAACTGGTGTAATAGCCAAAGCTGATAAACCGATAAACACCTTGAGTTGTTGCAAAGCCACCAGCGGCAAAAGGCAAATTATAATCCGTTTCAGCGATTGCAAAATATGTGTTGTAGGTTTTCCCGCATTTCAGCGTCATTGAAATGCTTCCGGGCAATTGGCATTGCGGGCATGGAACGGAACCAGAAACAGAACCAGATATGGACGATCCAGCCGATCCATCCACAACGGATTCAATCAACCCACTTACAGACGATCCTGAACCGCTCCCACTTAGCGGATTGCAAAATCTGAAATTATTAACCGTCATGTGCAAAGTGTCTGGAGGATAGCATAGCAACCCATCACATTCGTTTGGAAATGTAAATCTGATTGCGTCTTGACAGTCCCCTGTGACACAACTTCCGATTGATCCACTTGCCGGGCCAGATGTGCTTCCACTTCCGCAAGAGCAACAACCGCGTCGGGCTATGGCATAAACCGGCTTGTCATCAACAACAACCTTATCCGTCCCATTGATCAAAAAAGAATTCTCAAGCCTAGATATCTCCCACAATTGCCCGGAGCTATTGCATTGTATTTCCTCAACCACTTTTTTGGTTCTATCAAGAGTGAATCCTTGAGCGCTTTTAATGAATTCCATCACCGGCATACCATTCGGCCTCGCCCGGTAACGCATCAACACAATGTCATTCACCGCGGCTGCCGAGCCATCCAGCGAATACGCTGGCATATTGGTTGTGCTGCCCGTGATCGTCGGATAGTAGGCGTCCGTATAGTATTTGGTGAAATTATCCCCCGGGCGCATGGTAGTCCAACCATGCGGGACGCCGTCATCTGGGGGAGCCCCAGCCGTGCCAACCGATGTGATCTTGGCAACAAACCATTCGGACAGATACTCACCGCCGATGAGGTTCATATTGCGTCAAACCTGAATAGTTTTCGGAAATTGTAGGACGCATAAATCGGACGGCTTGTGGCTGAATTGTTGCCGTTGCTGGCGTAGGTGTATTTCATAATTCCCGTATGTGGCAACCTGTTGTGATGATCCGTCACAACGCCCGGATTCAAGACGCCCCCCGCGGGCGGGTCTGCTTGCAATTCCTTGGGGATTTCAAAATGGCTGAAGTTGAAGACAATGTCACAATATTTGTTGGCGTAGATTGATTGGTCAATATCCTCAGCGTCCGGGGGAGCGCCGAAATCAACCGCCGTTGTGGGGAATGGCCCGGGATAATCGTTGATGTTGATCCCCTCAAACAACAATGAGCCTTGAGGGAATCCAAAGAACGGCGTGGCAAAGCTAGCATCGTAACTAATTCGCCCGTATGCCTCGGTGATGTTCACGCTGGTAACCATCTTGTACGGAACAAAGAACCAAGTGATTTTGACCTTGTTCTTTACAACCACGATCCGAGGCCCGGCCCCATTTGCTTGGCCGATAGGCTGAGCCAACCCACCGGGCAAACTCGGGGAATGGTGGAAAAACGCCCCGTTATTGCTGGTAAGCAATTCGGCATGGGGCTCAAACTCAATCCGGGTAAACCGGCGATATTCTCCCCAATCGGTGAAGTTCCCAACCACGCCGTCCGGCTTGTAGTAAAAAGTATCCTTTTGATATTGGTGGGTTTGAGTGTCTGTCAAAACCAGATAAGGCCTTGGCTCAAACTGAACGGATATCCGGTATTTCTCATAGACGGCCAAAAAGAGCGGCATTTTCCGCTCAACGGTATCAACGATGCTGATTGGGGAATCCTCGGACACATTTGCCCCAGCGAGGCCAACCCCTTGAAATGTGTTGATTTTACTGGCATACATCCAATTGAATTCAGGATGGGCCATCGGCAAAGCGCGGGACAAACGGCCATCAATCCCCAGAACGGCCCCGCCTAGAATGTTTTCTAGGAACGCCTCGATCTGGGTTCGGTTGACAATGAAATCAATCTGGGCTGATCCCCCATCCATGCCGAAAGCGGCAGTAGACGGGGAAACTGAATCAATGCGCTCGTAATATTGATCAAACTCAACTCCAGCCATTAGCGCACGCCCCTTGCCAGTTGGTTGACCGCGAATTGCTGGGCCGGTTGCTGGCCTTGGGCCACCAGCTTATCAATGCCTTCGGCAATCTTTGCGGTGTTCTCAGCCGTCTTGAATTCTGGCGTGTTGACCGATGAACCGAAACTGGCTTGCATCAGTTGCTGCCCGAACTCGGCAAACCCCGTGAATTGGGCTCCTTTGGCGGCAGCGCCCCGAGATGCTTCTGCTTCAAACTTTGGCAATTCCAATCCCGGCTTTTTTGCTGATTGCTGACCGGGCTGATTGAATCCCAATTGTTTCAGATCACCGATAAATGTCTCAATCACCCAATCAGTAACATTGTTGATCAGGCTTTTTGCCGCGCCGATTGTGGCGTTGGAAAAGTCTGTCAAAGCCTTGACAGCATCCGCAAGGATTGAGATAAACCCGCCAAAAGAATCAGCAAGGAATGTGATCATTGGGACCAAACCATCAACGATCGGCGGCAGCAATGACATGGCCATTTGAACCACCGTGTCAAACAGCTTGATGAACGCTGGCTCAAGAGAAAGAACAGAGTCATAAATCTTGAGGAATACCGGGATCAATTCATTGATTATCGGAATCAATGCCTTTCCAAATCTCTCTGCAATCCGTCCGACCATTTCACCCATCAATTTGAATGTGGGCGATAATGTGAAAAGAACGCCGGAAAAAGCCGTGATGACAGGTATGGCAATATTGATCATCGCATCGCCCAATGCCGCAAATGTTGGCATGAGGGCATTCATCACGGGCAGCATTGAATCAGCAAACGCCCGGACGATGGGAACAGACGCCGCCAGAATCGGGGTGAACGCACGCCCAACCACGGCAAACAAATCATCAAAAGCCAATTCCAATTGATTGACGATCGCCGGGTTCAACGCGCTCACAAACTTTGTGGCAACCGCGTTGATTGCGCTGAATGTTGATGTGAGCTTCTTGAATGCCGCTTGTGGCGCATTCACAAGGGAAAGCATTGAGTTGGATGCTTTGATGGTATTCTGGGCCAGCGTGGAAAATGTCTGGGCCAGTTGCATCATTGCTGCATCACCGGCTGCCATAGATCATCTCCCTCGCTTCTTCTTCGGTCTTGCCGTTGGCCATCCAAAACCGGATCGCTTGTTGCTTTTCTGATTCGCCATCATCAAACGCATACGGCAACGGCAACGGATTCCCTTTTGGGTCTCTCTTTCTAAAGTAAATGCCCAAAATCTGCCGGGGGGTGAGTTCTGCCACCTGTTCCATCGTCAACAGATACGGCTCATCCACAAGCGTCGCCACCATCTGAGGCCAATGGGGGACTATGTCGCCCCCTCCGTCTCCGTCTCCCCGTTTCCCTCCCGCCTCGGCATGGATTCTTGGATCATCTGATCCATCACCACCTTGAGGGATTCAGACTCGTTTTCCACCAGATACTTGGCCCGGATTTCATCAACGCCCAGCATCAGGCCCACAAGGGCAATCATCCCCGGGATGGACTGCAACGCCCGCTGGCAATCCGGTCCGCCAAACGCATAACGCCCGGCGATAATGTCGGCGCTCACCGCGGAAATGGATTCTTGAAAAGATGATCCCAGAATGTCCCGATGATCGATGATTGACTTGAGCGCCCGACCTTCCAGCCACTTTTCAAACCGGCCCATCAATTTCAGGTTGAGCGGCGCGACCTTGTGTTTGTGGCCATCCTTGGCCTCAAATACCAATCCTTGAGCCTGTGTCCCGATCGTCTCGGAAACCGTTCGCATAGGCATGGTGGGATGCCTCCTTAAACTTGCGTGATGTCAAAATCCCCCGTTGAATCAGCGGAACACGACCATTTCATGTATCCCTTAACATTCTGATCAATGGTGAATTGGGAAATGATGGCGGGAACCGTCACAACGCCGGATGTTCCAAACGCCACGCCATGCGTCAGCAAAATGCGGGCATAGTTGCCAACATGGGGTGTTGATGCCTCAGTCGTGCAAATCCCGGTCAGGGAAATCTTTGCCCGGCGCATCCCGCCAAATGTGACTTGCTGAGGCGTTCCGAATTCCATGTACCGGCGCTTCTGACCGGCAAGGTTCGTCATGGTGGGAATCAACGGCGTCAACCGGGCCAATTGAATGGGCCAGTCAACTTGCTCTTGATAAATGGAAATGTTGGTGGTGTCCACCGTTGGCGCGTCAACTTGCAGCGTGTAGGAATCCGCCTCAAGCTCCAGCGATGTGCCGTAGACGAGGCGGGCATTTCTTCCATAAAGGGCTGCAAGAGGCGCGGCCATTCATCACCTATCAGACAGCGGTGATGGAACCGGAAAGCTCAAGGGTTGCTTTATCCTTGACCGCCGTATTCTTCTTGACGCTGGTAAGGATGATCCTGCGGGTAGCCGCCCCGCCACCACCGCCCACATCAAAGGTGATCAGCCCGGTTGCTCCGACAGTCGGCGTCAGCCCTGTATAAGGCCCGCTAGTGGACATGGTCCCGCCCGTCACCCCGGCGATCAAGGCGATCTCGCCATTGGTCGTGAAATTGGTCACATCCACCGTTTCCGCGGTGTCATCCAGCGACCAAGTATCCATCGGGTACAGAACCCCGCCGATGGTGATTGATGCGTTTTTACCGGCATAGTAAGCCATGTCACGGGCCTCCGATGATCGCGATGTTATAGGTCATTGTGACCGATCCGGGGTTGGATATTTTGATGTTGCGAACCGTGCTGCTGACGGTCGCCGCGGTTGCCTGACTGAAGCAGAACCCGCCACCAGCCGGGATAGTGATCGCCGGGCTTGTCCCGCTAAAGAACCATGTCAGGGGATTGCTGGCCCCGGGCTCAATTTTCAGGCTGTCCGTTGTGGCCTTGGCAATGATCGCATAAACCCGAACCATCTGGACGGACTGCCCAAGCTGGTCGGTGAATGAATACAGATCAATCGTCGCGCTGGCAGCCGCCGCCAATGTTCCTTGAGCGACATAGATGCTGTTGGCGGCAGACGATCCAACCGTGTAAACCGTGTTCAGGGCAAGGCTATCCGGCCCCTGAACAGTCGGCTGGTATCCCGTATTGGCCTTGGTTTGCTGCCAAGCCGCCGAGATGGATACATTGGCGAAGTCTAGTGCCATTACACATCCTCAAGCACATAGACATAAAGATTACCGCCCGGGGTGCTGCTGACAGCAAGCGTCGCGCAATCACCCGAGATTGGATTGCTGGTCGGGAACCCGTCTTGCCAGATCAATGGCTTGTTGGCCACCAGCGCAAAGGTGTTCACCGTGCTGCCGCCGCTATTCTTGGTCAAGACCGTCATGGCAGCATCTGCCCACATGACGATTGACTTCACTTGGCTGGCATCAATCGGGAAGATCACCGTAAACGCAGAAGCGGCAGGGGCAATGACCACTTCCGCGGCCGATGCTCCGTCAGCAGTTTGGCTTGCCGTGAAATTCAGATTCGGGCCGCCCGAGTTGCTGAAGGTGATTCCAACATTGTGAGAAAGCGCCATTATGCAACCCTCGTTTCGTCGCTCAGGAAATTGGCCCGGAATGTTGTGAGTTCAACGGTCGCACGCTGCTCTATCTGTATAAATGGCCCGCCCATGTTCAATTGCGTGTCGTACACCGTTCCGGCCCCGCCCAACAGGGGCTGATAGATCGCGTTTCGGATCGTCTGGCGCAAAGCCAAATATCCTTGGACATCCAAATCCTGATCCCTGTTCCCGGCAAGATACATCACGACCACAACCGGGTAGATGTAAGCAACCTTTAGATTGAATGCTTCCTGTTCAATGATCTCCCCATCCTCGCTCGGGGAAATGACCACCATCGGGAAGGGATCGCCCGTCAGCATGACCGGACGCTTGCGAAGGGCAACCGTTGCGCTGGTCGTGACCGCGGATTCAACCCGGGTCTTCAATGCGCTCAGGATGTCAAAGTAAACGCTCATGGGAGGTCAATGTCCTCAACAGGCGTCCCGGCTTGCGCCTCGCATTCAAGCTGGTATTTGTTTCCCCAGACATCGTGATTGACAGCCGATATGAACCACTTAGTACCGTTCTGATCGGTGATTGATCCATTTAGTTGGGGCTGATAAACAACGCCATTCTCGCCCGTCAGGATCACCGAATCCGTGTCAGCCAAAAGATAATCGGTTGTGGAACCCTGCCAGACGATCTGGTCGGTGACAATCAGCTTGTCCCGCCACAGGTTCCAGATGCAAAAGGTTCGATAACCAAGCGTCCCATCGCCTGTATCGCTCAGAATGGTGTCAACGCCCTGCTGAAGGGCGTTTTCAACCGTGATGGCTATGCCATCCTGATTCTGCAATGTGACGGTCTGGGTGTTGTCAAAAACAGCCCAATCACCGGAAATATCAAGGGTGGGCATTCGTCACCTAGTAGATTTGGGAACGAATTTCCTGTGGGGACAGGATTTGAGCCATGCGGTTCAATTCCCCGACTTGACGAAGCAAGGATTCCCGCCATTCCGTCCGGGAAACAGACTGGCCCCCCACCGAATAGCTCGGCTGGGGGCTTACGCTGTCCGCGGTTAAAGCCGCCAGCAAATTGGTTCGCTGGGTGGCCAAAGCGGCAATGTCATCAGCGAGGGCCATTAGGACACCCTGTAGGCGTGTTCGGTTGAGGTGATGCCCATTGACGCATTGTATGCGTTGATGGCCTCGCCCTGTGAGTCAGCCTCAATTTCCATATCGGGCAGATGGGATAGGCCGATCTTCCAAACCTTCTTGGATTCGGTGACGATCGGCTGGGTATCTGCGGGCAAAGCCGGGGCCAGCATCTCGCTGACCACCGGCTTGAATTCCGCTTCAACCCGCTCTTTACGGGGGCGGGCCATTTAGGATTACTCCTTGCCGAGAACCACGAAGCGGGGATCACGGACGCCCGCGACACCCATCCAGCTTGCCTTGACGGCCAAAGCGATATCCTGATTGAACTCCAGCGGGTTCAACGGGGGAGCCTCAACCACCTTGAGGGGCATTGCTTCCCGCCAGACGAACGCCTTCTTGAAGTCGCCCAGATAGACGCGGCCGTTGGCATTCGCCGCAGTCACGCCGCTATCGGTCAGCGCCTTGAGGGCATGGGGGCTGGTCAGGATTTGATAATCCCGATCCAAGGGGTTGGATGCCTGTGTGCGGACAGGCTCGCCTGTGGTGGCGTAGTTGCCGCGCTGAACCTCAGTTGCGTTGACGATGGACCGCGCCTGATACTTCAGGGCGGGCATCACCAGCATCTGCTTGGGCTCGATCAGGATCGGATAGCCCGTCACAGGATCAACCATGTTCACAAACAACTGCTCAAGGCTGTTGATTGATGTCCAGTCGGTCAGGGAGTAGGTGGCAAGGGTGTTAACCCAACTGCCCGTGGTGAGGTAGGTGTTGTAGCTGGTCCCGTTCCAACTGTGATTGTTGGTCACGCCCAGCACAACTTGCAGGATTTTGTACTCCCGGGTCAGGCCCAGATAAGTACCGACCGACCGGGCCGAATCCAGAATCTGGGTGGTGAGATCGGAGTAGATGGCCTCCATTGACACGGCGCAGATGCGTCCGTGCTTCTCAACGCCCGGATAGGTGATGTACTGACCGGCGAATTGGGTCTGGGGGTAGGGCTCGCCTTCCTCCAGTTTCTCGCCAAGGTCACGCACATCGGACAAGTAAGGAACCTTCTGGGTTCCAAGGTTGCCGTTGGTCACGGGGACGGTGGTGGCCAACTGGTCGCCAATGAAGCTGGCCAGCTGGTACTTTTCCTTGATTTCGTTGACCAAAAGCTGCCCGGTGATCGCGGTGAACAGAGAAGCGGAAACCGCCTCGCTGGACTCCTGAACCCGGGTCATCCGGTTTTCAAGGACATCGTGCCAGTTGTGACCGATGAATGCCTCAGCCATGCGGCGCAGGGAGAAATCACTCGGGGTGATCTTCTTGTCCGCGATGGCTTCCTTGAGCGTGTTGACGGTCGCCTGAACGCCGTTCTGCTCGCAAACTTGCTTGAGCTTAAATTCAATCGACATTGGAAAAACCTCCTTGTGTGTTTGGTTAGGACTGGCGAGCCATCGGGTTGAGTTTGCTCAAGATTTGAATCTTGATGCGGGTGACGGATGTCCCGGCTTCAACGGCGCGGCCAATGGCAAGGGCTTCGCTTGCAACGGCAACCACCTTTTGGCTCTCAAGAGCGTTGCCGGATTGCTTGGCGCAACCGACCAGATCGCCCACCGCAAAAGTTGCGCTGGCGCAATCAAATTCAAACACCCCGCCAGCGTCAATCCTGATCCGGTTGTCAGTAGAATTGCCGAACACCCGGGCGACATTGGCATCCTTTTGCTGACCGGACACCCCGAGGAACTTCGTCACAAAGTTCGTCTGGGTGGTGGCAAGGTTGGTGTCCCAAGTCTCATCCTGAGCGCGGACCACATTCCCGGATGACAACCCGCAGATGTCGCCAACAGCGACAGCCTGAGCAGTCAAAACAGGGGCAATCGTCGGATTGGAATCACCGTACTCGTATTGCGAAACAGGCATGGATCAAACCTCCTTATTAAGAACGCAAAGCTTTGACAAGCGAATCGACGGTCAACTTTCCATCAGCGGGAACCGAACTGATCGGTTTCTCGCCCCGGAAAATCACTCGCCGTCGATCCTCAACGAGCGTTTTCCATTGCTTCTTGTCCACATCCGCAAGGATGCCAAGGAATGATTCGGTGATGGCATAGGTCGGCAAGCTGGCATCGGAGCAGAACTTGCGGGCTTCGGTGACAGCCTTTTCCCGGCGATCCCGGGCCCGATAGGCGTCCACTTCCTCAAGCAGACGGGCAACCGCGGGGGAGGGCTTGCGACGAAGGGATTCCTCGGTTTTCTTGGACTCCTCCTCGTCTTCCTCGTCTTGCTCCTCTTTAGGCTCCTCATCCATGTCCTCAGCCTCGGCAACCGGGGCTTCCTCAGGTTCCTCTTGCCCGCCCGTGATGAGCGCCAGCAACTTGGCAACCTTTTCCTCAGCGTGCAATTCATCATCCATGATGATGTCGCCGATCTGGTCTTTCAGGCTATCTTCATAGCCGTTGCCCTCGTCGTTTTCCTTCTCAGCCGGGAACAATTCGGGTTCCATGTCTTTCTCCTCAAAAACATACATATCGGTCTTTCTGTCGTAATATTTCCCCTCGCGAGGATCGTAATAGAGGATTTTTCCGTTCCTGTATTGGAACGGCCCCTCCATGCCGGGAATCGGCGGATATTCGTTTTTGTCAATCCCGGGCATAGTGACTACGCCTTGCTTTGCATAGGCTCGGGCAATCGCTGCCTTTTTATCCGCAATGCTTTGCTTTTTGCTTGGGGCAGCTTCCTTTGATTCGTAAGCAACCTCAACCTGTCCAATCCTGAAAGCATTCTTGCCGGGCCAAGGCGTCATCGGGCGTCCGGTTCCAGCCGTTGGGCGGCCAGCATTGATCTTTTCAAACTTTTTCCATTCCTTCTCAAGGTAATTCATCAGCCCATTGACAGCGTCTTGCTCGGATGTTCCTTCCCAAGAATAACGCTCAAAATGGTAATCAGCCTCATGCCCGCCCTTTGGCCAAGTGACGGGAATCACATATTCTTTCCTTTTGCCAGCCTCAACCCTGACTTTCGGCTTGGGGATCACCTTGTCTTCTTCCCTCATTTCCTCATCCCCTTCTTCTTTCTTGCAGCTTCCCTTGGAATAAGGTTCTTTGCCCGGGGTTGGTTCGTATCCATCCCAGCAACGCTCAGAAACCCGTTTGACTCGCATCACGCATTCCATCAGCCCCGCGGTGGTTGCTGGTTCTGCCACCAGATCAACCGAAGTAACCTCAACGATTTCCTCGATTTCTTCCACGCCTTCCCGGTTCAGTTTCGTCCGGGCTTGGGCGTTGTGGCTGAGGCCGACAGCGGACGGGTCATTAGCCGCCCACCATGCGAAGCCTTCAGCGAGGGGATGCTTGGGGTTGTAGGACAGATCAGCGTAAATCCCGTCTGCTTCCAACCGGGGATTCACCAGCCGACCGAATCGATCCTCATACGAACGGGGCTCATCCCCCTTGGGATGGTCAATGTTGACCATTGCCCCATCGTATTTCTCAAGGGCTTTACGCATCACCTCAACGGGGTATTTGCGTCCATTCTTGGATTCAACCCCAAGGACTTTCACGCCCTTGATCATGGGAGCATCCCCCGCCCCGGTCGGGAGGGGGTTGCGTTCCTCATGGATGGAAACAATCTGGCTCATCACTTCCATAAATGACCGCCTCCTTGATCAAATCCTGAATTTCTGCCAAAACAGCCCGCGGTTCCACAAAAATCATGCCCAACCGGGCGCAAGCGGTTTCAGGGGTTTCCCCCTCATGCCAAAGCATCTGGACGAATGCCGCGGCTGCCGGGGGCAGACTGGCAACGGCGTCCCGTAAATCCACGCTGCAATCGTTGATGGCTTCCAACCCGGCTGGCAATCCAACCTTTGTTTCAATGACGGCCTTCTTGCGTCCCACCGCTTCCCGATACATGGAACCCCAAATCCATGTGCGGGAATAAGCACCCAGCGTGATCCCACGGGTCGGATCGTAATTCTTCAGCCCCTTGAGCAATCCCAACCATCCAGCCTGACACAAATCCTCGTATGTGGTCTTGCGCCTGTATCGGCCAATGAACCACCTAGCCATGTGGTGAACCAATGGCTGGTATTTCAGGATTTCAGACTCATCCATCGGGGTGGTTCCAATGGTGTTCCGGGCTATCACAGTTCCCCCCGGCGGGCCATACTCAACGCGATTGCCACGGCTTGCTGTTGGGGTTTGCCCTCATCCATCAGCAACTTGATTTTGTCGCTGATCTTGTCATCCATTTCAGCCTCGGGAACCGCCCCGTCATAGGTTCCAGTCGGTCCTACTATCTCAATCCCTTCCTTTTTGTCTGCCGCATCAATCTGCTTGACCAGTTTGGCAGACCACGATTTGCCAGCATCACCGCCCCACAGGAGCCAAGCAATATACCCGGCTGAATCTTCTCCCCATCCTTCACCCTGCTTGTCCACCTCATGCCGGGCAAAATAACTGTGCATCCGTTTGGCGGTTTCGGGGGTGACCTTTTGCCCGTTGGACAGCGTGCGAGCCCGGGCAACGCCAACCGCGGTTCCACCCCTGCCATGCTTCTTGCGAAGTTCCAATCCCCGGGCGGCAGCTTTGCGGACACCTTCCGGCGGGCTGAAATCAATGTGGGAATACTTTTCGGCTTCTGAAATATTCCCGCTAGCAGCCGGATTGGGTTCAATAGGATCAAATATTTGGCCAATCAATTCCTTTGAAACGGCAGGGAACGCCGCAGACGCAATCGCTTGTGCCGTTTCCAATGGCAAAGCACCTTGGGCAACCTGTGTGGCCAAATCAACCAAGGATGTTACTTGAGCGCCATTTAACGCGGTGTCTTGAACTTGATCAGGCCCATCGGCCTGTTTTGGCAAATCTGTTGATTGATCGCCCATTGCTGGCGGCTCAATCCCGGGATTGGGATTGGACAGCATCGGATTCTTTGCGGATTCTTCTCGGGACTTGGCAATGTTGCGCTGTTCTTCCTCGTAATTCTTGCCGCTGTCCGCGGTGATCGTCTGGGGTGACCACAAGCCCATGTCGTAATACTGCTTGGCCACCGATGCTTCTTCGTTGCGGTTCCGGCTGACCAGCGACGGCCCCTTGGCCCGAATGGTAACTTGTTCAAACACATCCCGGGGGAGCATTCCCATATTCACGGCGTGGGTGATCTGGTTCCAAATCAACGAACGCTCAGGGCGTGTCCGGCGCTCGCCAATGGCTTGGCCCAGCATCCGTTGCATACGCTCAAATGTCTTGACCGCGGGAGCCTCGGCAACCAAAGCGGAAGCATAGTTATTGTTTGAGGCGTCTGCGCTCATCATGGTTTCGGTAATGCCAAACCGGGAAGCAATCGCCCGCAAATTGGCGTTGAGCGTTTCCACCAGATCGCCGGAACCGACATTCAGGCTGGGGAACTCGTAACCGACATTCCCCGTGGTGGTCAGAATCGATCCATATCCCATGTGGCTGATGTTGGTATTTCGATTTTGAATTGGATCGCTGACCGTGAAATCGGTCGCCGTCCGGGCAAGCTCGGCAACGGCATCCGGGGGAGAATCATTCACCTTGCGAATTACGGCAATCTTTGACCGGGCCTTGGCCAAGGCGATCATGGATTGCAAAACATCCTCGGCAGCCCGAAGATTGGATTCCACGGCGTAAATCGTCGGGAGCCCTCGCTTGCTGTTGGATTCTGAATTGATCTTCAGATGGAGAATCTGATCGGCTGGAACCAGCGTTGGGGTCAGGTCAAACCAAGGCTTTTCAATCACCCAATACCCGGTGACATCGTGAATGTCCTCATCGGCGCATTTGATGCCGAACGAATTGTTGGGGGTGGTGTCATCTGCCGGGGGGCGGATCAATTCCGGCTCGACAAACCGGACACGAAGCAGACCATCAGAACCGGCAAAGAACCTCAGAAAAGCTTCCCCGTCCGCGTGCAAACGGTAGATGATTTCGGATTCAATCTCGGGCATCCGGTTGTGTTCAACCAGCAAATCAACTAAGTCTTGGGTTTTTTTGATCAGGTCCAAATTGGCCCCGTCATATCGGGCTTGGACGGTGTAAGTGAACCCTGTCCCGACCACATAGTTCCTGTGGGCGTTGATCGCGCTGATGGCAAATTCATTGTTCCGGGCAATCTGCCGGGAGCGATCCCGGATGATCTTCAGTTGCCACCAGTTGATATACAGGGGCAGCAATTCGCCCGCCATCCGGTTATCCCGGCGGGTCATGTATTGCTGGGGGACACCGTCTAGGAACCCATAAGGGCCAACCTCGGCAAACAAATCCCGGGTGTCCATGTACGGGAAATAGGGCATGGACGCGTATAGGTCCATGCTCTCGCTGATTTTCTTTGGCCCGTCAGCCGGTTTTGAATCGCTCATTTATACAATCCCCCTCAATATGTAAATGAGCAATCAAACCCGCCCCATAATCCGTTCAGTAAACCCATTCTGCCCTTGAATCAAGCAAGCCAGATTGAACGCATCCGCAAGGTCTGGCGAGCTTTTCAACCGGCGTTTGGTCATCGCTTTGGGTTCCACCATGCGCCGTTGCAAGCTGTCCAGCGTGAACACGGGTTGTTTCAATTCTAACATCAACTGATTGCGAATATCTTCCGGCAGCATGGCAATTGATATTTGTTCGGCATCAGCAAGGTCGGATGATGAAAACCACAGTTCAGACCGGAAGTTGGGGAAATCGCCCTCGTAACGGGATCGCAAGGCTGAATTGATTTCCACGAAATTAAACCGATCGTTGGTTCGGCCTTTCATGTCAACCAGACCGGCCCCAAGCCCGGCGGCATCAATCAGAACGGGAATCTGTCGGGCGTCCTGTCCGGGTTGGGCGTATTTGATGCAAAGTTCCTTCAGACGGTCGGCAACCATTGTCAGGTTCCAACCGCGGTGGGATTCCATGTGGATGATGTTCTGGCCCTTGCGAACGCAAACCGCCGTGCGATCATCACCAAACCGGGCCGGGTCGCAACCGATTTGAACCAGCCATGCCGGGTTCATCTGGATTGGCTGTTGCAGGGCTTGCAATGCCCGTTCAGACCATACGGACGCAACGGAACGGCTGGGCCATCTGCCCAAAACCTGAACCTCAAACAACGGAGATTCCGGCTCATACCATTGACCGGCCCAATCAAACGCATTGTTGGGCATTTCCTCCCCGGGCTCAATCAACCGGCATTCTTCCCGGACTCGGGCGTCTACGGTTGGTCGGCTGATTGCCCCGGGAACCTTTTCCTGTCCGGTTGTCACATTAGGGTGTTGAAGGGCAGACATTTCCAACACGGTGTGCTGCCCGGAAGATTCTGCCAGATAAGCGGGGCATGAAATGTCATAGGGGTTGTAGATGGCCAAGAAATAATGCCCGGGGCGGTTCGGTTCCACCATCGTTTTTGCCCGATCCCAGAATACAGCATCTATGCCCGCGGCTTCGTCAAAAACGATCATCTGGTGATCCATGTGACGGCCTTGGAATGAATCGCCCTTGGACGCTGTCAGGCCGTCAATCCAATGATCTGGTGAAGATTCTAGCCGGGTTGCCTTGGGCAGCCAATTGGGATCATCAGCCTTGATCCGGCGCAATTCCCGGAACAGCAAATCCTTGACCGATTTCAAGGTCGGCGCGGTGGTCAAACAGATTCCCGGATTGAATCGATCATAAAACCACGATGCGATTAAAGCTGATATGAAGGTTTTTCCAACCGAGTGGGCAGCACGAACCAGAACGGAATACGGGGGCGTCACAATCGCCCGGCAGATTTCTTCCTGTTGTGGCGTCAGGTACAGACCTTTTGCCCGGGCGTAATCAATCGGCGTTTCATGTACGATCCTTGCCCTTTTTGGGATTTGGCTTCTGAGCTTCTTGGCTTGCTTGAGCATTCGTTGCAAGTTCATTTCTGATTGCCTTCAGTTCCTTCCGAAGTTCATCCAAATCCGTTCGCTCGTTAATCTTCGCAAACCATTCCGGGTGACGCCTTTCCAGAACCCATGCGCCAGCTTGCCAGTTCTGCTTGGATGCAGACTCAATCTTTTTCAGATTATTCTGGATAAATTCAGCTTGGGCCTTTTTCATTTCAGCCCGCAAACGAATATTAAGCGGGCCTTTGGATTGATTGGATTTCCAGTTGTATAGCGTCTTTCTGGATATCCCTGCCACTTGGGCAGCAACAATCCACGGGCAACCAATCCTGATTGCATCGCAGATTACTTTTATATAGTCCTCATTCAACTTGAGCGGTTTAGTCTTTCTTTTCATGCGTATTATTCCAATTGGTCATTTATATATCCATTGGAAAATATTATAACCATCACGGTTCCACAACCCGGCTCAAGTATTCCATATTGCCTTTGGTTCGGCTCAACTCGTGTTCGGTGAACCAGCCGCCTAGCGGACGGAATGACCGGCCCTGTTCAGCGTGCCAGCCGTCGTATTCATCTTTGTA